CTATTGACTACTCAACAAGTGAACAACCTGCTGAACATAAGTCTCATAACCTCTTAGAATTGGATAATGGACAGTTTTGTCTCTATCCAAATAACAGAATGAGAATTTACGACAACAGTATTACTCCAGAAACACCAAAAGTGCCTGATTTTAAGGTTTCAACAGTGTATTATCAAGTTGAAAACGGTCATGACCGTGATGGATTGGGTTCAGAAGAGAATTATTTCTGGAAAACAGCAAAAGAAAGAAAAGAAACTAACGATAGAAAGCCATTTGAACCAGAATTGGGATGAAAAACGTAAAAAATGCTCATATGGGTACACATTTACTCGTTGAAGTGTATAATGTACCCTTTGAAAAACTGAATGATAGGGATAAAATTGAAAAAATATGCGTTAGTGCTTGTAAAACTGAAGGTTTAGAGGTTTTAAACACTTATACACATAAATTTGACCCTTACGGAGTGACTTGTACCGTAACTTTAGGTGAAAGTCACCTTTCTTGCCATACTTGGCCAGAAAAAAACTGTGTTGCGTTCGATATTTTTACTTGTGGAGTCAAAAATCCACGTTCAGTTGCTTGGTGGGTTCTTGAATACTTCGATACTGATGATTATGTAATGAAAGATTATGCAAGATAGGGTATAAATAAATCTAAAAGCATTAATAATGGCGATTCAACGCAAATCAAGAGCATTTAAGGATATAAGTTTGTCTTTTACACCGCATCCAGTGACGAAAGACCTTCCTGTGCTTGTAAATGAGCGAGCAATCGTGAGAGCAGTGAGAAATTTGATCGAAACTATACCTTCAGAGAGGTTTTTTGATTCAAATTTAGGAACTAACATCCGTGCAATGCTGTTTGAGAACTTTACAGGCTCATCTGTGATGATAATTGAGGATATGGTACGTAGCACCCTCCGAAATTATGAACCAAGGGTCGGTGATGTAGGTGTTGAGATTGACGCAGCACCAGATTCCAACGCATTAGAGGTAAAAGTAATCTTTGAAATAAACGGATTAGAAGCTCCTGTCCAATCTTTCTCCTTTATATTAGAACCAACAAGATAATATGCCCTTTACTCAGTTTACAAATCTAGACTTTGACCAAATCAAAGTTCAAATTAAAGATTTTCTTCGTTCAAACTCAAATTTCACTGATTTTGACTTTGAAGGTTCTAACTTTTCTGTTTTAATTGAAACATTAGCATATAATACCTATATAAACGCATTTAACGCAAATTTAGTAGCAAACGAATCTTTCTTAGACTCTGCAACAATTAGAGAGAACGTTGTTTCACTAGCTCGTAACATAGGATATGTACCTCGTTCTAAAACTGCTGCTGTAGCGACTATAAAATTAGATGATATCAACGTTGGAACTACAAATGATAGCACACCCCGTTTTTTGACATTACGTGCTGGTTTAGTATGTGTTGGAAATTCACAAAATACAACATATCGCTTTTCAACAACCGATACAGTCACATCATCAAGAATAATTGATGTTAACGGTACTTCATTTGCTCAATTTGATGATCCTATAAGTGTTTATGAAGGAACTCTTCTACAAAGAGTCTATAGAGTTGATACTTCACAAGATCAACGATATATTATTGATAGTCCTAACATTGATAGCTCAACTTTAAGGGTGTATGTTAAAGGAATCAATGATGTTGGACTTGGTAGAAAATATTCGATGGTAGATAACATTTTAAATCTATCAGGACTCTCTGAAATCTACCTTGCACAAGAAGTTCAAGATGAAAAATATGAATTGTTGTTTGGAGATGGACTTTTTGGTAAAAAATTAGAAAATCAATCAGTCATTACTGCACAATACATTGTTACTGAAGGTGAAAGCGGAAACGGTCCTTCAAATTTCAGTTTTCAGGGTTCATTTGTCAAAAGTGATGGACAGATGTTTATTCCTTCTGATAATATTACTATTACTACTGTCACAAACGCTTCTAACGGTGCTGAAGTAGAAGATGTGTCCTCTATTAAGTATTTTGCACCAAGACTTTACTCAGCACAATATAGAGCAGTTACACCAAGAGATTATGAAGCAATAATCCAGACTATTTTTCCTCAAACTGAGTCAGTTGCAGTTATAGGAGGAGAAGAATTAAACCCACCTAAATTTGGTCAAGTTCAGATTAGTATTAAACCAAAAAATGGTACATATGTCTCTGATTTTGATAAAACACAAATAAAAAATAAACTTAAGAATTACGCTATCGCTGGTATAAATTCAGAAATAGTTGATTTAAAAATACTATATGTGGAATTGAACTCTACCATCTATTATAACCCTGCTCAAGTTGCATCAGCACCTAATTTAAAATCTGAAATTGTTACTTCTTTGAATGAATATTCTAATAATGTCGAAATCAACAAATTTGGTGGAAGATTTAAATATAGTAAAATAAATTCCTTAATTGACCGTGTTAATAACGGTATTACTTCTAACATTACAAAAGTCATTATAAGAAGAGATTTAAAAGCATTGCTTAATCAATTCGCTCAGTATGAATTATGTTTTGGAAATCGTTTTTATATAAATCCAGCAGGATTTAATATAAAGAGTACTGGTTTTACTATACAAGGTTCTGGACAAACTGCATATTTAACAGATGTACCAAATAAAGATGCTTTTGGTAATCTTGATGGCACTATGAAAGGTACTTTAAGTGTTGTTACTAAAAATAATAAGAATGAGCAAGTTGTTTTGATGAAAGAAGCTGGTATAGTTGATTATATGAAAGGTGAGGTAATTTTAAACACAATTAATATTACATCAACAACAACTCAAAACAATATAATTGAAGTACAAGCTTTTCCTGAGTCAAATGACGTTGTAGGATTAAAAGATTTGTATCTCAGTTTTGACGTATCGAAAAGCACAATAAATATGTTTAAGGATGTAATCGCTTCTGGTGAAGATGTTTCAGGTGTGGTATTCACAAGAGATTATTATACATCTAGCTACTCCAACGGAGATTTAGAGAGGAAATAATTAATGTCTCAAATTGACAAACGAATAAAAGTCAATACTGTTATTGAAAGTCATTTGCCTGAGTTTATTCTGGCAGATTTTCCTAATGCGATAGAATTTTTTAAACAATATTATATCTCTCAGGAATTCCAAGGTGGTCCTGTTGATTTAATCAGTAATTTTGATCAATATATTAAACCAGATAATTTAGTACCTGAAGTTGTTGTTGGAGAAACAACTTTATCATCTACAATAAATTCAGAAGACACAACTATATCAGTACCAAGTACAAAAGGTTTTCCATCTGAGTATGGACTTTTAAAAATTAACGATGAGATTATAACATATACAGGAATAACTCCAACATCATTTACAGGATGTATTCGTGGTTTTAGTGGAATCTCTGGTCACAATGTTGGGATAAGTTCTTCATTATTAGAGATAAATCGTGAAAGTCTTATATTTGAAGATACAACAGCATCTTCTCATGCCTCTGGAGATAAAGTTACTAATTTATCAGTTTTATTTTTACAAGAATTTTATAAAAAATTAAAGAAAACTTTTTTACCAGGATTAGAAGATAATGATTTTGCATCTGATCTTGATGTAGGAAATTTTGTTAAATTTGCTCGTTCTTTTTATCAGTCAAAAGGTATTGAGGAATCAATAAGAATATTATTCAAAATACTATATGGTGTTGAATCAACTGTATTGGATTTAGAGGGTAATCTTATTAAACCTTCAGGTGCAGAATTTATTCGTAGAGAAGTTATTGTAACTGACTTAATCACCTCTACTGGTCAACCACAAAACTTAGTTGGACAAACAATATTTAAGTCAACCGATACATCTACAAACGCATCTGTATCTGAAGTTGAAATATTGAGCAGAGGTGGCAAAAATTACTATAAAATATCTTTATTTGTTGGTTTTAGTGACCGTGACCTAATTGAAGGTGTTTTTACAATACCAGGAAAAACAAAAGCTTTATCTGTAGTACCGCCAAGTGCATCAATCATATCTGTAGACTCGACTGTTGGGTTTGGAACAACTGGTACAATAATTAGTGGTCAAAATAGAATTGATTATACATCTAAAACACTTAATCAATTTTTTGGATGCACAGGTGTAGGTCAAAGAATTCAAACTGCAGATGATATTAGATCTGATGAAACTATTTTTGGTTATGAAAACGGAGATTTAACTAAGAGAGTTGATTTAAGAATTACTGGTGTTCTCTCTGAACTTGTACCTTTAAATGATATCAGTCTTGTTAGAGAGGGTGAAAGTATATTTGTAAAAAATGTAGGTGAAAAAATAAAAAATAAAGGTGAAACTTATAAAGAAATATTTGCAAATTCATGGAAGTATAATACTAGTTCTAGATTTGAAGTTAATATTAATGGTTCTACGTTTAGTTTCAATACCATAATTGATAAATCTAACTTGAAAGTAGGTGATAATTTTGATATCTTGAAAAGAGGTGAGCAGGTTATAGTAGGAAGTGGTCAAGTTTCTAGCATAGACACAAATTTAAATCAAATTACTGCAAGTAATATTGCTGGTTTTACTCAAAATTCTAATGAATCTTATGATATAAGAAGAAAATATGAGACTGCATCTAGCACTGGAGTAGAAATAAAACAAGGAAATGATGTTCTTATATCTGACGTTTTAAATGTATATACAGATGGAGACACTGATGGTTATGTCGCATCTAATTCACTTCCAAATTATGTTATTGATACTGATATTATTAAAGAAACTGCTGTTGGATCTAATTTGGATGGAAGAGATATTGTATCTGGATTATACAGTTATATTCAATTTACACCCCCAGCTAATACAGATATCAAATTTATACAAGGTGATTCAATTATATACTCACCTGATACTGAAGTTTTGTCTGGATTAGAATCTGGAAGAACTTATTACGTAGATCCAATAATTCCACCCGCAAACCAGAGTATATCAAAGATAGCATTATACGAATCAGCAAACCAAATTGGTACCGCAAGCACAGTTCAAATTGGGTTAGGAACTGCTGGAGGTCATAATTTTATTTTACAAAGACATGCAAATAGAAAATTAGAAACTGATAAGATTTTAAGAAGAATACCCCTTTCTCAAAATTTATTTGTTACATCAAAACAAGAACAACCTTTAAATGATATAGGTATACTAAGAGATGGTGTTCAAATAAGATCACCAATATCAGATAATAAAATTTACTTTGGTCCTCTTGAATCTGTAGATGTAATAAATTCTGGTAAAAATTATGATGTTGTAAATCCTCCACAAGTCATAGTAGAGAATTCAACACCTGCTGCACCTGGAACAACCGCTTTAGTTGAACCAGTTTTAAGTGGAAGTGTATCTGAAGTAATTGTTGACCCACAAGAATTTGATATTAATTCAGTTACAAGTGTTTCTTTAACTGGTGGTAATGGTTCTGGTTGTGTTCTCCAACCAGTTTTAGGAATAAGAAATAGATTTTTAGATTTTGATAGTAGAAATGTATTTTTTAATGGTGGTATTGATATTGTAGATGAAACTATCACATTCAAAAAACCACATAATTTAGAAAATGGGCAATTGATATATTACAGCAGCAATGGTAACTCACCAATAGGTATTGGATCTGCATATGACGCATCAAATACTATAACTGGGTCTTTATCTGATGGTGCCCCTTACTTTGTTAGAGTTGTAAATACTTCAACTATTCGTATATTTAACACTCAAAGTGATGCATTAGCAGGTACAGCTGGTATTAATACAGTTGGTTTATCAACTGATTCATCTGCAAGTGGAATTCATAGATTTAGAACTGAAAATAAAACAACTTTAAGTGCAATAAAAGTTATAGAGTCGGGTTCAGGATACACAAATCGTAAGTTAAAGGTAAAATCATCTGGTATATCAACTTCATTTGATACTATAAATTTTGTAAATCATGGATTTTCTAGTGGTGAAATAATTGAATATTCTGCATCTACACCTATTCAAGGTCTTTCCACTTCAACATCTTATATAATTAACAAGATTGATGATAATTCATTTAAACTTGCTGATGCTGGAATTGGAGGTACATCTACATCTGATTATGAAAGAGGAAAGTTTGTTGACTTACAGTCAGTAGGATCTGATGACCATGTATTCAAATATCCTGATATTAAAGTAAATATCGAAGTATCATATGGATCAACAGTAACAGGAACATTTAATATTACACCTATAGTTCTTGGTGGAATTACGGATGTTTATCTTACTGAAGAGGGAACTAATTATGGTTCATCAATTCTTAATCATCAAGTAGTTCCAGAGATAAAAGTACAGAATGGTAGAAATGGTGAATTAAAACCAATTATCGTAAATGGAAAGGTAGATAGTGTTGCTGTTGTAAACAAGGGTCGTGAATATTATTCAGCACCAGAAGTAGTGATTTCTGATACTTCAGGTGGTTCGGGTGCAGTTGTAAGACCAATCATACAAGACGGTAGGATACAAAGTGCAGTTGTTATACAATCTGGTATAGGATATAGTAGTTTTACTGTAGATGCTAATGTTATACCAAGAGGTATGAACGCTGCTTTCAGTGCAAGAGTTAGAAGTTTAACTTTAAATGATGCTGGTAGATTTGGAAATAATTACTTAAGCACCAGAGAAAATTCTTTATCTTTTGGTATTTTAGGATATTCACAAACTCTTGCAGGTTCATTGGAAGAGAGTTTCGATGTTAAACAAAATGGCGAATTTGATAAAATTACAAGTCATTCACCAATTATAGGATGGGCTTATGACGGAAATCCAATATACGGTCCTTTTGGATATTCAGATCCAACAAATATTAACTCAGATTTAAAAATTATTTCTTCATCATACAAATTAGATGTTTCTAACCTTAAAAATAGACCATCTGGATTTAAAGAGGGATTTTTTATTGAAGATTACTCATTTGATAGTGACGGTGATTTAGATATACACAATGGTAGATTTGCAAAAACACCAGAGTTTCCAAATGGAATTTATGCTTATTTTACATCAGTAGGTTTATCAACTGAATCAAATAAAATTGAAGGAAAATATCCATATTTCATAGGACGCACTTATAGATCACCATTAATAAATGACAATCTAGTTTTAACTCAAGATTTTGATTTTAATAACTCTAATTTACTAAGGAATACATTACCTTATGCTGTTGATGAAGAATATGCTGATAATGATTTTATTATTGAATCAAATGAAACAATAAGACAATTATCAAAAATAGAATCTGTAACTAAAGGAGGAGTTGATAATCTTCAAATTTTAGATGGAGGTTCAGGATACAAAGTTAAAGATTTAATTGTTTTTGATGATGAAGGAACAAATGG